GAACGAATGGATTTGAGACCATGCCGTAGCGAGTCTTGAAACCAATCTTTGGTTGGAAAGTAGCTGGATCAACTGCACGAACCAATTGTAATGGAACGTATGGGCAGTAGAACAAGCCAGCGTCAAAAGCGGATGCGCCTTTGTAGCCAACTACGAAGAACTGTTGACCAGTACCTGCAGATGCGTTAGCAACGGTATATGGATCAACATATACTTTGTAACGACCATTTAGAACACCAGCGAATGTTGTTGAAGACTCATCAACATTTAAGCCATTGTTACCAGCAAGAGCTGGTGTATAGTCAAGAACACCTGCCATTGCCATTGCAGAAGCAACGTCGCTAGAACAGATGATAAAGTTACCACGACCACGACGAGTTGTTTGGGCAATTGCATTTGCTTCACGCTCGATTTGGAACATTAGACCTTTGAATTTTTCAACAGACCAACGACCATTTGCGTCAACGTCTAAGTCGAAAATACCTGCAGTTGCAGTACCTTGTTGAGCACCAACTTTAGCGCCACTGTATACAGTACGGATAACTTCGCGATTGATTTCAGCAAGAATTTCTGTAGAAAGAATGCTTGACAATTCGCCTTCAGCATCAAGACCATGAACAGCTTTCAAGTCTTGTGCTAGTTCAACTGAGTATTCAGCTTTTAGAGCACGAGTCTTAGCAACTACGCTGGTTTTCTCGATTGAGAATGCCATTTCGTTGAAAGTATTTGCGCCACCTAGATCTTCTGCGTTAGCAGTAGTCATACCAGTACCAGTTGTGAAAGAACCAGCGTATGGGTTAGCACCAGCGTGAGTACCTGTACCAGCGAAGTCTGTATCAGCTTCGTTGTAAAGAGCTTCAGTACCACCTTGTGTGCTATACTTGCTCTTCATTGCGAAGATTAGACCTGTTGGTTGTGTCATTGGTTGTACACCGCAAATGTCATAAGCGATCATTTGTGGAGCAGCACGACGCACTAGGCTGATAAGAACTGGGTCATAGCCAGCCATATTAGCGTTAGAGCCAGAACCACCAAGTGAAAGACCAGTACCGCTAAAGTTAGCAGGAACTGTTTCAAACAATTGTTGACGCTCTTCTTGTAATGCTTTTTCTTGGTTCTCTAAAAGAACAGCAGTAACTTCCTTACGGTAGTTATTGGTAATAGCAGGCATTGACTCGTGATCGAGGATCGGTGCCCATTTTTTAAGTAGTTCGGTTCTATCCATTATTTACTCCTAAGATTTGGATTGTTATTTTTTTGTGTTAAATGCGTTCAAATATGCTTTTACGTTAGGATCAATTACTTTTTCCTCACGTAGCTCTTCGACTGCACTGTCTGTTACTACAGACTTAACTTCTGAAGATGCCTTTTTAGCAAAATAGTTCTCATGAATTGTTTGTAGCTTTTTCTTAAATGATTCTGCATCATCATAAGATAGTTCTTCAGACAAAGACTTAAACTTCTCAACTTCAGTGTCTGTCATATCTTTAACGAAAGCATCAACTGTTGCCTTGCGAGCAGATTCATTGATTGTTTTTGTTAGTTCGATATTCTTAGCAACTGTTTCGTCAAGTTTTGATTCGAGAGATTGAAGTGTTTCTTCCATATCAGCTAACACATCGAAACGCTCTTCAGGAATTTCGATATACGATTCTTGGAACGCAACTTTCAACTTCTCAATAAAGTCTTCCATGATTTCAGACTTAATACCAGATTCTAGGGCAAGTTCATTATCAGCAATCCACTGCTCAACCATATAGTTGAGATAACCATCAATCTTTTCAACAAGACCCTCTTTATAATTCTCAACTTGCTCAGCAAGTTTAGATTCATACTCTTCGTCGAGTTTAACAATTTCTTGTTTAACTCTTGTTACTACTGCTGCTTCGAAAATAGTAGCAGCTTTAGTTTTAAATTCTTCAGAAAGTTCTTCGCCATTTACAAGAGCAGCAACATCTTCGCTGACATCGATAGTAAATTCGCGAGTCTTAACTTCATCTTCAACGACTTCTTCTTCTACAAGAGTTTCGTCTTCGATTACTTCTTCTTCTTCTTTGACCGCTTTAAGATTTGATGACTCAGGAGCTGAAGCATTGCTCTTTACATCGCCCTTCTTGGTAGTTGGCGCTGTCGGCTCGCGAACATCATTTTTCTTATTGCTTGGTTCTTGGTTTTCTTCGCTCAATGCTGTTTTAAGCTGATTTGATTCAGCCAACATCTCTGCGATTTTCTTTTCAATTGACATCTTTGATCTCCTATAACTGGATAAGTTCTATGTAATTATTTATAAATTATTTGATTTTACTCAAAAAATTCTGGAAAGCACGGACTTTGGCTTCCGTTAAATTCTTTGATGAAGTTTTACGAATTACACGCTTCACTTCATCTATATGTTTCTCCACAAATTTCCCATTAACGAAAACCCATTCCTTGCCTTCCATAATGCCACGAACGAAAGCATCTGGGGCTGAAGGGTCAGCAACGATATCTGCTGCAGTTGACAGCGTAAAATCGTCTTGAACAATCTGAACACCATCTTTGTTTTCTTTTAGTGTACCAATTGCTCGACTAGAAACACCAAGATTTGCGCCACCATCTAAAAGACCTCTAGCAATCATCCCGTTCGGTGTTTCTAAAATTTTTGCTCTTCCATAATAGTTGGAGCCTTCTTTTCTCAACTCAGTAATCATATGTGATACTAAGTGAAGATTTATGCCTGGACCATCAGGATGACCCAACTCTCCAAAGGCACGATTATTCTTAACTGTTTCTTCCATGTAACGAGCGACTTCTTTATCCATAACTTCAGATGGATACATGCGCCCATTCTTATTCTTTAGGTCAGCTTGTAGAAAGATACCTTCGATAAAGTAGTCTTTCTTCTTTCCTACTTTTTCTTCTACGATAAATCTAACGTCTTGAACTTCTTCTCTAATTAGTTTCATAGATTAACTCCCGACCACAGCTGGGTTATCTTTAATGCCGAATGCACCAGTTTCAATTGGATCAGTGTAACCATCAAACTTCTTAAGTTTTAAATTGATCATACCTGCGCCAGCGAAAGTAACAACAATATCAGATGCTGGTTCATCAATAACAACAAACTCAGAATCAACAAAAGATCCTGTACCATGATACGTTGCTACGACAACACTATTTCTTGTTAATGTTATACTTGAACTTGAAGTAAAAGCAACTTGTGTAATAATAACTTTTTGCGTTAAGCCAGATGTTACTTCGTTTGTCAGTTTTAAATCTGTTGCTAAAGAAATTGTAGAAGTATCAGATGCAGCTGTTGCAATAATTCTTACATTTGCGTCTTTATTTGTTTTTTTAGTGACTGTTTTTGTCGCTGCCATTACTTTGTCCTTTAGATTTCTTTAACTACACGCATAAAATTTTCTTTTGACTCTCTCATGTATTGCACCACATCAGCACGATCTCTCATTAACATATTTAGTTTGTTTTGAGTGGATTCGCTAATAGCAACTACACTTTTGTCTTCGAGCGTATAATCTAGTTTACCTGCAATTAATGAAGAGTTTAATTTCATTTCTAAAACTACAGGGTCTATGGTAAAAATATTAGAAGAAGCCAATTCAATATATGATTCTACAAGAGTATCGGTTATTTTTTCAATATTATAATGTTTCTTGATATATGATGCTACCTTATTTTCAGGTATCGTTAAGTCTATGTCTTCTAATATTTCTAATGTTGTTATGTGATCTTTACAGTATTTTTTGGCTTCTTCCAAACTGGAAAATTTTTGTTCATGTTTTTCGTCATTTATGAACACACTAAAATCTTCTGTAATTTTTACAGAAAACTTATTTTTACCATATGTAAATGACTCTAATACATTGGTCATATGGTAAAGGTTTTTTCTTAATGACGAAAAAGATAACATATTATTCTACTGATGAATCTTCTTCAGATTCTTGCTCAACAGCTTCTTTGTTTTGAAACAAAGTCTGCGACATATCTAGTTTCATTTGTTCTATTTTTGCAGCAACACGTTCTGCAACTTGTGCATTGAACGCTGACTCCATGTCAACTGTTTTACCTGCTGCCATTGCATCAATTAAATCTCTTGTGGTCATTTACTATCTCCTTGAGGATCATCTTGTTGTTCACTACCAACTTCATCTGGTTGTTGAGTCACGGGAGTTTGCGCAAACTGTAGCTTGGCAATATGCTCTTGTTCTTCTTCAACCTGCTTATCAATTTCTTCCATCTCTTCTTCAGATTGGTGTAAAACATGTTTACGAATATATGCAACAGAATAATACTTACCAACAAATGGTTCGATTGCCTGAAGCATATTTAACCGACCTTGTAATATCTCAGTACCTTTTAACTCTGCGAAGAAATTATCCTTCATAAAGTCAAACTTGATACTTTGTTCTAGATCCATTTCTTCCCAGTCGTCTGGTGAGATAATTGATTTGGCAATCAACTGTACTCTTAATGTATCTAAAAACAATTTTGAAAACTTTTTACGTAAACGATTAATAAATTTACTAAACTTAACTTCGTCACGAGTAATCTCTGATGCCTTACCAAGTGTAAAACCTGTATCTTGTCTTAGACGTGTAACAGGAACACTTAATGCTTGATATAGTTTATTTTGGAAATAATTGACATCTTCAATATTTGCTAAACTTTGACCACCCTGTAACGTGGTAATCTCAGTTCCCTTACCAC